TTTCGTGTCTCCGGCTTGATTTCAAAAAGGCCCGTCCACCCGCGCTCGATCGACTGCTCAATAACGGCGGTCGGGTCGTGGCCCTTGGTTCGCAGCTTGGTCAGTGTCGCCAGCGAGAGTTCGCGGGCTTTGTACGTCCAGCCTTTGCGCTGGTTGCGGAAGGTGTGCCAGTCAGCCCATGCGGATTCGGTCAACCAGTCGGGCAGCGTCAGCGCAGGTGGCTTGCCGCCCTTTTGTTTTTGATCTTGTTCTTTATGGTGTATGGGGTCTGGTGTATGGGGAGCTTTCGATCCGGTTACGTCTTGGGTTTCATTCCGCTTAACCGGATCAGAACCCAGTGGGTTTCCATCTGGTTTCTTTGGACGTCCACCTTTTCCCCCGTTTGACCGCGCCGACTCAATCCTGATGCGGGCTTTGGCGATATCCGACTCAGCGCGGTCGTTATGGCGAAGCCCGTCAACCTGAGAAACTGGGAAAAACATATCGGCCACAACAATCACGGCTGATTGCTCGTCAGGCGTCATCGCGCGGGCAATACGGAAAAGGGTTGGGTTATCGTTGGGTATCGGCTTTTCGGTGCTGTAATAGGTCATCAGTAGCAGCAAGAAAGCGCCATGCTGGGCGAGCGTCAGGGCCGCTGTGTCGCGTTGGTAATCGCCCGGATACAGTTCGAAATAGTTCATGCCGCGCTGACCAAAACAAGCCCCACCAGCCGCAACCACGCATGCATCGCGGCATCCATATCCCTTGCGTCTAGGGCGCGCACGTAGACGTTCCCAGCTACCCTCTTGGCGGCTTGGTGGAATAGGTTGGTCATGCCGCAGACCTCGCGACGTACTGGCACTGGCGGATGAAGTCGCGGTAGTCCATGTCGCCTTTCATGCGGTTGCAGGCGCGGCAGGCCGGAAGCATGTTGCTGATACCATGACCACCGCCCTTGGCTTGCGGGCGAATGTGGTCAAGCGTCATATCGGCGCGGGTAAGCCGGGCACCGCAGTAATGACACTCTACGAATGAACGCCCAGCAAGGATCAGCGTCCGGCGTACATGCTTCTGCTTGGAGTTCATACCGCCTCCCGCAAATGCTCAGGCACCCACAGGTCGCGCATGGATTCCCAGCTAACTAGGGTGTTGGAGTCGGTGAGGGGTTCGAGCTGGTCGGGAGACCAATTTCTCCAGCATTCACCGTCATGAGACTCTGGCGAAATATCCAAGCCGTAGCCGATGCAATTCAGGCCCGTATCCGCATTCACGCCTTCACGGACACTAATGATCACCCCGGCCTTGCCAACGTCTTTACGGCCGAGTTCGGAGTTCGCCCACTTAATCCGCACCCTCTGCCCAATGTAGAGGGTAGTCATGCCGCCCTCCGGAGCATCAGCGCGGCGTTTTCAGCCTCAAGAACGGCGATGCGTGTAAGTAGGGCCGGGATCGTCTCTTTAACTACCGGAATGCACTCATAGGCTTTCTTCGCCACTACGGCGTCATCAAGAGACGCATAAACCCCCAAGTAGACCCTCTTGCCATCACGCGCAGACGAATAGACGACAAACTTCCCGCTCCGCTTGTTGCGGGTGATGTTTTCCACACCTGTATTACTCCGGGGAGAGGTGTGCGTGTTTCTCGAATTCACCGAATACGTCACTGAGCGAAGATTGCAGCGACGGTTGTCCAGCGTGTTCCCGTTGATGTGGTCAACGACAAGCCCATGCTCACCACACAGGAGGCGATGCATCCAATTACGAGTGCCGTCGATTTGTCCGACCGCGTAGACGTAACCATTGCGGGTGGTATTCGCTAGCCAGCGAAACTGCGACAAATACTCGAAGTCCTCATCATCAACGAGGACTGAGAAACCCTTGTTCATTTGGATGGTTTTCATGCGACAGCCTGCAGCGCATTCGTGCGCTCAAGCCGCTGCATGGTCTGCAACAACTGTGCTTGTTGGGCGTGGATCGTCTTGAGTAGCTCAGCCTGCTCATCAGCGGGAGCCTTCGCTGCCGGACGGTGCAGGCTCAGTTCGTCGCAGGCGTGATAGATCGGATCGAGACTGCTGGTTTCCTTGCAGATCAGGATGACCTCAGCAAAGGACAGTTTTTCGTCCTTGGACTCGTTCAAGCAGTTCTTCAGGCGGGCGTAGGCGCTATCCATCTTCATGGCAGGCCACAGCGCGATGGCGACCTGTTTGAAGGTCTTGCCGCTGGACGTTATCGCGGCATTGATCGCCTCAGCGTCGGTGTCGTACCAGAGGGGGGATTGCTTGTTCACTAGCAGCTCCTAGAAATTAGGTGTGCGTAGGGGTGTGCTGTTGAGGCCAAATAAAAACCATGACCACGACGAATCGCAGACATGGCTTAGGCCACCTCACGCACGGATGGCGCATCCCACGGGAAACCGGGCAACGTCTCTCGGCGATTTACCTGCCCATCCGTGGCGTATTCGATGTTCGCCGCCAGCTCAGGACTGGCGCCCTTGTGCCCTGCCGCGATCATGTAGAGGTAGTACGGCGAGACGCCGCACACACCAGCCACACGGACAAGTTCGGCGCCCTCGCGGGTGAACCGGCCATCTTTGCTGAGGAAGTACGCCTTAATATTCACACCGCTAGATTACCCCTACGGTATATCTATTGCAAGCGGCAATTTACCTGTGCGGACATTTACCCGATTGGTAGCGCTCACTCACCATGAACGTCATGCTGACCATCGACGAAATCAGGTATCGGAATGCGCGCCTGCTGGTGCGCGGGATCGAGGAATCCACAGGGAAGTCCGGCGACCGCTCGGGCGCGATGACGGCGTTCGCCGCCAAGATGGGAAAGTCGCCAGCCCAAGCCAGTCACTTTGCCGGAGAGAAACCATCCAAGGCCATTGGCGATCAGATCGCCCGAGAGATTGAGGTGGCCTTCAACAAGGAACGCGGCTGGATGGACTGGCCGCAGTGGGAGATGGCTGCAGCGGAATCTTGCAAGATGAGACCGGATGCGTCCAAGCTGCAGGAAGCTCACAATGTGCTGCGTCGCCTGTTTTTAGGGAATGGTGGCGAGTATGAGTACATGCGAGATTCTGACCTGCTGGCCGAAGCGTATGACCTTGACGCAGTGGACCCAGTGGGCCGAACCATCGCCCTGATGGCAAGGGTGGCTCAACGCGTCAAGATCCAGGAGAAAGCGCATGGCGGAAAAGATCAAGCTAGTAAGCGTGGGAGGTAGGCTCCTGCCAGCCGACAAAGAGGCGTGCAACAAATGCAGCGTGGTTCACTTGCACAAAGCATCTGCCGCCACAATTCCTAACCAAGCGCCACTGACTGATCTGGAAATCCTTCGACTGCGCACCATTTTCAGCGTTTGCCCCATTGCCCGAAGTACCGGCTGACCAGTCATACAGACACGCCGGATAGCCTAACTAGCCCGCACCACGCGGGCTTTTTCATGCCACGACGATTTATTTTACCTTTGGGGTATTGACACAGATATACCTGCGGAGTAACGTTCACTCCATCGCCACCCAAACGGGTCGGCATGGAGGAACTCATGAGCGCAGCAGTCAAGAAGGTCGCGAAACCGAAGGCAGCGAAGGCAGCGAAGGTCGTTGAGGCCCCCGTCCTCATCACGTACAAGGGTTTCGACAAAGACCTGAAATGCCGTGGCTTCCAGTACGCCGTGGGCGAGACGTACACGCATGACGGCAAGGTCGAGGCTTGCAACTCGGGCTTCCACGCTTGCGAATATCCGCTGCACGTATTGCGTTACTACAAGCCCGGAACGTCCCGCTTCGCCATCGTGGAGCAGAGCGGAGATATTTCACGTCACGGTGACAATACGAAGGTTGCCAGCTCAAAGATCAAAGTTAGTGCTGAAATCAATCTTGCTGGGCTGATCAAGGCGACGATTGAGTACACGACAAGTCGCGCCAAGCCGGTCAAAGGCTCGACCACCACAGCTAAGAATTCAGCAGCCACCGCATCGGGCGACTCCGGCGCAGCCACCGCATCGGGCGACTCCGGCGCAGCCACCGCATCGGGCCACTCCGGCGCAGCCACCGCATCGGGCGACTCCGGCGCAGCCACCGCATCGGGCGACTACGGCGCAGCCACCGCATCGGGCCACTACGGCGCAGCCACCGCATCGGGCCACTCCGGCGCAGCCACCGCATCGGGCCACTACGGCGCAGCCACCGCATCGGGCTACTACGGCGCAGCCACCGCATCGGGCCACTACGGCGCAGCCACCGCATCGGGCGACTCCGGCGCAGCCACCGCATCGGGCCACTCCGGCGCAGCCACCGCATCGGGCGACTCCGGCGCAGCCACCGCATCGGGCGACTCCGGCGCAGCCACCGCATCGGGCCACTCCGGCGCAGCCACCGCATCGGGCCACTACGGCAGGGTGCGCGGCATAAACGGCTGCGCCCTGTTCCTGGTCGAGCGTGATCAAAATCGAAAGATCATCGCCGTATGGGCAGGCATCGCTGGCCGTGACGGCATCAAAGCCGACACTTGGTATTCGCTCAAAGGCGGCAAGCCGGCGGTGGTCGCATGAACCCCCTGCGCAACCCCGAATTCCACACCCTCTCAGATCGCCAGCTTCAGGCCCGTCTTGAGCGGGACCTTGCAGCACGCAAGGTGGCTCGTGACGCGATTGACCAACGCATCGCCACGAAACGCAGTCAGTTCCGCGCTGATTCTCGCCTGCCGTTCCGGCCAGTGACAGTGATTGACGCGCCAGTTGTGCCGAAGCCCGTTCCTGCACTGATCCGCTGGCCCGTCATCGTTGTGTTCGCGCTGACCATGACGTTTGCCGTGTGGAAGTTTGCAGCGTGGGTTCTGCCGGTGGCCTGGGGGGGTGTATGAACCTCGCCCAAGCCCAATCACGCTACGACGCCATGCTTCCGCCCGAGCAGGACGACAGCGCATTCCAGCGGCGGATCGCGCAGATTGATGGCGACCCGGATCGCACCTTTGTCGGTGAGCTGCTGTTCGACGATCTGCCTTACGTGCCATCTGCTGCTCACGCTGACGATGACGCGATCGAACAACGCGATGCGGCGGTTAAGTCGGCCATGGCCGTCACAGCTTACGCCATCGACGCGTTTCCGATCATCGAGCGGCTGACTGCTGGGCTTCCACTGACGCCGTACCAGTCCGCATTGATCCCGCGATTCTTCCGCGCACTGAAGCCGTGGATCGAAAAGGAACCCATCGTGATTCGGCAGGCTGCGGAGGATGGATTGTGAGCGAGTAGATCAAAGATGGTGGTCCGGCGTTTTCTTGCGGGACTGACGAAAGGGCTTTGCTCATTGCAAAGCAAGAAGGGCGCGTTCTGGCCGGCAACTCTCCCGCCGCATTGCATAGCCGTGGCATGACCCTTCGCGATTATTTCGCGGCGAAGGCGATGCAGGGGTTTTCTGCCAGTCCAAACGAATTGTTCACTGACGCAACATTCAGCAGGATTGCCGAGTACGCATACAGTCAGGCCGACGCCATGCTTGCTGCCCGCGAGGCCAAGTTATGACCACGCCCGAATCATCCCCATCGTCGCCGGATTGCCGGCGAATGATCCTGATTTTCTTCCTCCTGCTTTGGAGTAGATCGCATGAAATTTGAAATTCGTAACCGCTGGACTGGTGCCGTTCAATACAGCTGCGAACTTTCCGCAGAAATGGCCGGCAAATCGTATGGCCTACAGCTTGGGTTTGTCGTGAAAAGTGCCATTGCGAGCGGCAGCAACCTGCGCGGCAGCAACCTGCGCGGCAGCTACCTGCGCGACAGCAACCTGCTCGGCAGCGACCTGAGCGGCAGCGACCTGCGCGACAGCAACCTGAGCGGCAGCGACCTGCGCGGCAGCGACCTGCGCGGCAGCAACCTGCGCGGCAGCTACCTGCGCGACAGCAACCTGCGCGGCAGCGACCTGCGCGGCAGCGACCTGCGCGGCAGCGACCTGCGCGGCAGCAACCTGCGCGGCAGCGACCTGCGCGGCAGCGACCTGCGCGGCAGCAACCTGAGCGGCAGCTACCTGCTCGGCAGCAACCTGAGCGGCAGCAACCTGAGCGGCAGCAACCTGCGATCCATCCGAGCCGACTTCTACGATGTGCTGTCTTGGGCGCCCGCAGAGGTTCCGGCGCTGATTGATGCACTCAGGTCAGGCAGCGTTGATGGTTCGACATACACTGGCACTTGTGCCTGTCTCGTTGGCACGCTGGCGAATGCACGCGGCATCGAATATCAGTCGCTTGAACATGACTCAGGCCGACCCATCGAAGTGTTTTTCGCCGCCATTCGTACCGGCGATACACCAGAAACGAATCAGGTATCAGCTATCGCGCTTGGCTGGGCCGAATCGTGGCTGGCGAACATGCGTGAAGCGTTCGTGCCGAAAGCGGCATAACCCAACAACCGCGAACTGCGCGCACCTCCTGGGGAGTTCCGGCCCCTAACGCAGTACCGGAGCAGCGGCACTCTCTGCGGCATGGATGCCAAGAGTGCACACCAAAGCAGCTAGTCGGCGGGCAGGCCGATCCGTAGAGACGAAAAGCTGGCTGCTTTTGTGTTCGTTTTCACCGGGGAAGTTATCGGAGTGCATGGGTGATCAGCGCCACTGCATTCGCCAGCTGAGGCCGTTACATAGTCTGGACGCGATAACGCCCCACCCCATTCCAACACCGTGCCGGGCGGAATCCCGGTAGAGGATTTGATATGAACGATGAGACGAAAACTCATTACCGCAAGGCGTTCGATAGCCCGTATCTGAGCAGCGCCGATCTGGTCGAGCCGACACCGCTCACGGTCGCGTATGTCCGTCTTGAGCCGGACCACACCAAGAAAACGAAAGACCTGTTCAACACGGCGCATTTCGTCGAGAAGGAATTGCGGCCCGGTGAAAAGTTGAAGCCGATGATTCTCAATGCGACGAACAGCAAACAGATGAAGAACCTGACCGGCACGCCGTTCATCGAGGAATGGGTCAACGTGCGCGTCACGGTCTACGTCGATCCGAACGTGAAGTTCGGCAAGGAGTCGGTCGAGGGTTTGCGGATCAGTAGCAAGGCGCCGGCACCGCCCGTTGACGTGAACGCGTGGATCGGCAAGGTCAATGCCTGCGACACATCCGATGGCCTGCAGGATACGTGGAAACTCGGCGGCAATGCGTTGCGTGAATCAGGCAACCGCGATGGTTACGCGAGGCTCAAAGATGCCGTCACGGCTAGGCTTGAATCGATCAAAGCCAAGGCTGCCGAGGTCGCTGTGGAATCTGAAGCATGAAGATCATCCATTGCGATCAGGGCAGTGATGAATGGATTGCGGCGCGGTCCGGCTGCATCACGGCAAGCATGTTTGGCGTAGCGCGTAGCCGCGTCGGCTGCCTGACCGATCAGCAGCAGGCTTTTGTTTACGCCGTACGTGGTGGCGTGCCGGAAAAGGAAGCCGCGAAGATTGCCGGGTACAAGACAACGCCGCGCGCCACCGGCATCACGCGCGCACTGTCTGGACTGCCCGTAGGCGAATGGTCCGACGCATCCAAGGACTACGCGTTCCGTCTCGCCATTGAGCGGATCAGCGGAGAGCCGCTGGACGAAGGTTTCCAGACATGGGCTATGGCTCGCGGCCATGAGCTTGAGCCGGAAGCGCGCATGGAACACGAAATGCAGACCGGCTTAATCGTTCAGGAGGCGGGGTTCATCACAACTGATGATGACCTGTTCGGCGCGAGTGCTGACGGCCTGATTGGCGAGGACGGCGGTGCGGAATACAAGTGTTTCCTCAACCCGTCCAAGCTGCGCCAATTCCATATCGACGGTGATGCCAGCGACATATTCGACCAGGCGCAAGGCTGCATGTGGATCACTGGCCGCAAGTGGTGGCACATCGGACTGTACTGCCCCGCGTTGGCGCCAGTCGGAAAACAGTTGTGGTGGAAAGAGTTTGCGCGCGACGACAACTACATCAACGCGATGGAACAAGACCTGTGGGAGTTCGCGCAGCTTGTGGCGTCGTATGAATCGACACTCAAACAGAAGGCGGCATGACATGGCAGAGGCACAGTTCATCAATGGTTTGACGTTCAAGGCTCCGAACGAACGAGCGCCGGAATACGTGAAGGCGAAAGGCTCGATCAAGCGCGCGGATTTGATTGCGACGCTGCAAGGCATGGGCGGCGACTGGATCAACTTCGACGTAAAGGTGTCGCAGAACGGCAAGTGGTACGCCGCTGTCGATCCGTGGAAGCCGAATAGCGAGAAGTCGGAGCGTGCGGCACGGGGCCAGGAGCGTTCCTCGCCGAGTCGGCAGGATCACAACGATTACATCGCGAACGGAACTGGCGATAAGCACGGCGATGCGAGCAATGGGTTTGCAGATGACTCAGACATACCCTTTGCGCCGATCCCGCTGCGGCAGCTCTGGTAAGCAGCCTAACCACCACGAAGAGGATTGAGGGATGAACTGGGACGATTTCCGACAGGCGTTCAGCACCGCTCGCCATACGATGAATCAAGCCGATAACGTCGCCAACGACATGGCGGACATGCTTGATGGGCGGCTGCGCAAGGTAAGTGGTTTCCGGCTGGCTAAGCTCAAGCGTCAGCTGCGCGACTTCAACATTCACACTGGCGAATGGAAGGAACCATCATGACCGCCCTGCGCGAACTTGCCAAGTCCTTGGCCGAGAAAGAGAAGGACTACGCGACCCATGAGCGTAGATTCTCGGAAGAACTCATCGCCATCCTCGACGCCGATGATGATGTTCGGCGTGAAGTTGAATGTCGCCTGTGGGATACGCAGTGGTTAAACATCGTCAACCACGAAAATTGTTACAGGGACTTCGACAAAGAAACCGCTATTGCCGATGCGGTTCGCCGTACCGAGGATGCGATGGCAAGAAATTTCCGTGATGACAGATGGCCGCCACGCAAAGACGCCATCCAAGGAGAAACCTATGGACGCTAAGTACACGGTTGAGGAAATGCGGGAGATGGCGAATAAGCAGCGGGAAACAATGCCAATGACCGCCGCCATGCTAACCGCCTACGCCAACCTCCTCGCCGAGATCGAGCGGGCGAAGGCGGGGGTGACGGACGAGGCTTATATGAAGGCTAGCGAAGCTATCGCGGCGCGTTTTTCCAGTGACTTTTTCGACGAACGTATGGTTCTAGAGTGTGGAAGAGCCGCCCTAGAATCCGTCGCCCACCTGTTGCCGAGGGGTGAGGTTGGGGTGGATGAGAGTGCGGTGCCGGTGGCTTGGATGCGTCGAACGATTCGCCACAAGCGCATAGGCGGCAGGGAAGATGGTGAGCGAGTGATGAGCGCGTCTAAGGTCTATCCAGATGACGAACCGCTATTCACCCACCCGCCAGCACAGGCGGCGCAGGTGGATGCTGATCTTTACAAGTCAGCGTGCGACAGCGTCGAAGAATGGAAGGCTCGTGCGCTCAAGGCTGAGGAAGTTTCTGACCGGCTGATGGCTGAAATTAACCAGATGACCGGACCGACCTTCATGGGTGAGCCGGTATTGTCGAAAGCGCCAACGCAGGTAACTCGCGCCGAGGTTGAGGCGTTTCTTGTCGCCTACCACGCCGAAGTATGGGCAGCTGGCGAAGGTAACGGCACCGCTTACGACCAAGCGGGCGAAAAGCTCGCAAAGGCGTTCCTCGCAAGGTTCAACACTACCGAGCCAGTGGCGCACGAGAAGGATAAGCCGTGAAAACGTGCAGCATTGACGACCTCAAAGCGAATTTCCGCTTCGATGCTGAGACGGGGATTATCACCCGTATGCTCACAGAAAAATCGTTCAAGGCAGGGGATAGGTCCGGCTCTAGGACGAGTCACGGCTATCTAATGCTCAAGTTTCACGAAGTCCGATGCCTCGCACATAGAGCAGCGTTCGCCATGTATTACGGGTGCTGGCCCATCGGTCAGATAGACCACATCAACGGCGATCGTACTGACAACCGAATCTCTAATTTGCGCGAAGTATCGAATTCGCAGAACCAGATGAATGCCGGACTGAATTCGCGCAATACCAGTGGCTGCAAAGGCATCTGGTGGTCAAAGGATGAAAGCCGCTGGCGTGCCCACATCATCGTGGACAAGAAGAAACTCTATCTTGGCTCTTACAAGACGCCTGACGAAGCCGCGCACGCCTACAACAAAGCCGCGATCCGATTGCACGGTGAATTCGCACGGCTAAACCCGATAGGTACCGCCGCACCCACCCCGGAGACGAAGGGATGAGCGCCGAACTGTGCAGGGCGGAGTTTGAGAAGTGGGTACAAACCACGAGCGCATGGCGCGCTTGCAAGCAGCGAAACAAACCCATGTACTTACGCCAGAGCATGGACGGCAGCTACAACGATTTCCGGGTGAATGATCGTTGGTTCGCTTATAAGGCCGCGTGGAACACCCGCGCCAACGACGTGGACATCGAAAGCCTACGCCAACTAGTGATTAAGTGGGAATCTCGAGCAGCAGAGGAAAGACGATATAGCGGCGAATATTACTCGGGCCGATCTCAAGCGTATGACGCGTGTAGTGAAGAGCTCGCCGACAAGCTCACCGCCGCGCTACCGGAGTCCAAGCCATGACGCTGTCACGGGAAGTTCAGGATGCGCTAAAAGAATTGAATACGCGCATCGACGCACAAAATGAAAGGGTGCGCACCAAGGACGCAGAGATAGCGAGCCTTATCGACCAGCGCGACATGCTGTTACGTCAGTACAACGAAGCCGAATCCCGCCTCGCTGCGGCGAATGCGCTGCTTCGAAACGTAATGAACGAAGGATGTTCCATGCGTTCAACCCACGATGCCATCCAAACCCACCTGCAAGGAGCTGGCGATGAATGAGTGGATGCCAATTGAGACGGCGCCGATTGGGGTAGTCGTGGACACGATCATCCGTGATGCGGATGGAGATCGAAATCATCAGACGCTGAAAGCAAGCCAGCGCGACCCGAATTGCCGCGTTATGTGGTGGCTCCCTGATGGCTCGATGTACGTCTACTTCACGCCAACACACTGGCGACCAGTGCCGTCAACAGCCCGATGCACACCGGAGCAGCCATAGTGAGCCAGAATCCGGCAAGCGACCAACCATGGCTAACCGTCCCCGAAGCGGCCAAGTATTGCCGCTGTTCCGTCCGCGCGTTCCTCAACATGCGCTTGCCCGCCAATGACGCGGGAGGCCGCAAGGTCTACCATCGGCAGTCACTTGATGCAGCGATCACGGCCCGGACATGGCGAAACTCTACAAGCGCGGCCCCTGCTACTACCTTGACTGGTCAGACGGCGGCGAACGATTCCGGCGCAGTCTCGGGAAGATTGACAAGCAGGCGGCTCAGGCCATTCAAGCCGAGAAAGAAGCAGAGCTGCGCGGGCTGATAACGCCGACGCGCGGCGCGATAGTCGCACAGATCATCGCCGACTATATGGCGTGGTATGAACATGCCAGACCGACCACGTTCAAGCGCGCCGGGTACACGTTCAAGCCGTTCCTGTTGAAATTCGGCAACCATGCCGCCGAGGGGCTAGACCCCGGACAGGTCGAAACGTGGGAGCTTGGCCGCGAGGCGCGAGGCAGCGCCAACAAGGCGGTCAGGCTGGCAAAAGCGGCATTCAACCGTGCCGTCCGCCTAGGTGCGATCCGCATCAATCCGATGGCCCGCGTGAAGTCCACAACACCACCCATCAGCCGCGCACCGGACTACTACCGGCAAGCCCAGCTTAAAGCCCTCTACGGCTGCGAACGCGGCCCGCTGTGGCGATTCATGGTCAACACCGGACTGCGACGCGCCGAGATGGCGAAAGCGTGCAGAACTGACATACGCGACGGCCAGATCATTGTGGAGAGTACGGCCAAGGGGCGCACAAAGTCGGGGAAGTGGCGAGCCGTGCCGCTGAATAGCGAGGCGCTGATGGCGCTGAAGAGGCTTGGGGATGATCGTCTGGCGCTGTGCCATCCCGACACACTGGGGGATTGGTTCGCGCGGGATCGTGACGCACTGGGCTTGCCCGGCTCACTTCACTGGACGCGGCACACGTTCTGCACTGGCCTCGTGCAGCAGGGTGTGAGCTTGTACGATGTGCAACGCCTTGCGGGACACAGCTCGATCAAGGTGACGGAGCAGTATGCGCGACACGCGCCTGGTCACGGTGTAGAAGCGGTCGGAAAACTTGCGCGTTGGCACACTTCACGGCACAGTAAAAATAAAACTTCAATAAAATCAAAGCGCCCTCGTAGCTCAGTTGGATAGAGCGGCCCCCTCCTAA